CTGCCACCGGCCAGTCTTTCGGAGCGTCCTAACCGGCGATTTTGTAAACTCGCCCGCGTTTCTCGTCCTTCTCCGAGGTGATATCCAGGCCGAGTTTCTTCTTGAGTGCACCGGCAATGGCGCCGCGCACGGTGTGGGCTTGCCAGCCGAAGGCGGCAACGATCTCCTCGATGCTCGCGCCTTTGGTCCGCTTCAGCATCACGATGAGTTGCGCCTGCTTGCTGTCGTCGCGGCTGCGGCGAGGCTTTGGCTTCTTTGTTTTGGATGCATTTGGGCGTTGGTTCGGTTCAGCCTCAACTTCGGTTGATGGCGTAGCAGCCTCATCAGGCTCCGCTTCCAGTTCCTCCTCGCGTTCGTCAATGCCCAGTGCGGCGAATGCGGCTTTGGTGGCAACGAGCGTCATCCGCCCGCGCTTCTCGTCGTGACGCCAAACCGTGTCGTCACGCTTGGCGCGAACCTCCTTGATGAGTTTCTTCTTCAGCAGGCTCTTGAGCACATTGCCAGCGGCATTGCCCTTGAGTTTCGCGGTGACCGGAAACACGCAGCGGTCAGGGCGCTGGCAAGCGGCGGTCAGAACGACGAGTTGAGAATCGGAAAGTTGCGGCATGGACTGAACTCCCTTGGGTAGCTTGCTTGGGCCAACACCATCGCGGCCCTGCTACTGCCCCAAGCCCCGGCGGCCGTGACCGCGCGGGGCGAGGTTTAGAGCGCGGCCGGCTATGCGGCGTGTTCGCCTTCCTTGAAGGCCGCGTCGGTGATGCGCTTGAGCAGCTCGGCGTAGTGCGTGAGGGTGCCGACGTGGCCCCAGTTGATGTCGTCGGGGCTGTATCCAAAGTGCTCGTCGCTCAGCGCTTGGAGGCGATTAAGCATCGTGTCGATCTCGGCCTTGTTGGCGATGAAGGCGTCGAGGGCGGTGCGGTTGTCGGGGCGGTTGCGCATGGCGGTCTCCTGCGGTGGTGACGCCATGAATGCTTCGATTGCATCGACAGCCAAGTCGATTACGAGCAATTTGATTGCTTTGTTTGCGCGAGAACAATCATGGGATTATCAATCCGCGCCTATGCGCGGCAGCGTGGGGTAAGCCACGTCGCAGTTCTGCGCGCGATCAAGCAAGGCCGCGTGATATTGGAGCCAGACGGCACCGTTGATGCAGCCAAGGCCAATGCGTCCTGGGAGCGCTCGAGCGATCCGGGTCGTCGCAAGCCGGTTGCGGAGAAACTCCGGCCGGTCGCAGAAGCGGCCGTTGGCTCGGTGCGCGAGACGCTGAAAGAACAAGGCCTCCCAGCAGGAGGCAATGTCACCTTCGTGCAGGCGCGCACCGCGCACGAGATCGCCAAGGCGCATCTTGCGCGGCTACGTCTGCAACGCATGAAGGGCGAGCTCGTCGATCGCGCCCGCGCCACCGCGCTGGTGTTCCGGCTTGCGCGCGAGGAGCGCGACACCTGGGTCAACTGGCCAGCGCGGGTCGCAGCACTGATGGCAGCCGAGCTCGGCGTGGAGGCGCATCCGATGCAAAAGATTCTGGAGATGCATGTCCGCGCTCACCTCGCCGAACTCACCGAGGTCCGGTCAGAGTTCAGATGACCTGGCCGATTTCGACGGCGGTGAGGAGTTGTGGCAGTGCTGGCGCGATGGGCTCAGGCCCGATCCGCTGCTCACCGTCTCGCAATGGGCGGATGTTCACCGCTACTTGAGCCCGCGCGCTTCGGCGGAGCCTGGGCGCTACCGCACCGATCGCACGCCTTACATGCGCGCGATCATGGATGCGCTGTCGCCCTCGCATCCGGCGCGGCGGATCGTGTTCATGAAGGCGGCGCAGGTCGGCGCCACCGAGGCCGGCAATAACTGGATTGGCTACATCATTCATCATGCCCCGGGACCGATGTTGGCGGTACAGCCGACGGTCGAGCTGGCCAAACGGTTTTCACGGCAACGCATCGAACCGCTGATTGCGGAGAGCCCAGCATTGCGGGAGCGGGTCAAACCTTCCCGCGCCCGCGACGCCGGCAACACGGTTTTGTCGAAGGAGTTTCCGGCAGGGTTGCTCATCATCACCGGCGCCAACAGCGCGGTCGGATTGCGCTCGATGCCGGCGCGCTACCTGTTTCTCGACGAGGTCGATGCCTATCCGCCCTCGGCTGATGAGGAGGGCGATCCCGTTGCGCTGGCCGAAGCACGCACGCGCACGTTCTCGTGGCGGAGCAAGGCGTTCCTTGCGTCGACCCCGACGATCCAGGGGATTTCGCGGATCGAGCGGGAGTACGAGGCCTCGGACCAGCGCCGTTACTTCGTGCCGTGCCCGCATTGCGAGCACATGCAGTGGCTTTTGTTCGAGCGGTTGCGCTGGGACAAGGGGAAGCCCGAGACCACACACTATATATGCGAGGCTTGCGATGGCCGGATTGAGGAGCACCACAAGACCGCCATGCTCCAGGCCGGCGAGTGGCGGGCCACTGCGGAAGGCGCTGATTCTGGCACGATCGGGTTCCATCTCTCGGCACTCTATTCGCCGGTCGGCTGGTTCTCCTGGGCCGATATCGCCCGGATGTGGGAGGCGGCGCAGGCCACCGACGAGGCCAAGCGCAGCTTCAAGAACGGCGTGCTGGGCCTGACGTGGGTTGAGACCGGCGAGGCGCCGGACTGGCAACGGCTCTATGAGCGCCGTGAACCCTGGCAGATCGGCACCGTCCCGAGGGGCGGACTGTTTCTGACCGCCGGCGCCGACGTGCAGAAGGACCGCATCGAGGTCGATGTTTGGGCATGGGGTAGAGGCCTAGAAAGCTGGCTGATCGATCACATCGTGGTCGAAGGCGGACCCGAGCACGCCGAGACCTGGAACACACTCGGCCAATTGTTGAATCAAACCTGGCCGCATGCTCACGGCGCCGAGCTCGGTCTTGCCAAGCTCGCAATCGACACCGGCTATGAATCGCCCGCGGTCTACGCCTGGGCGCGCCGGTCCGGTCACGCGCAGGTCGCGCCGATCAAGGGCGTTGAGGGCTTCAACCGTTCGGCGCCGGTCGCGGGCCCGACGCATGTTGACGTTACAGAAGGCGGCAAGAAACTTCGCCGCGGCGCGCGCCTGTGGACGATTGCAGTCGCAACATTCAAGAGCGAAACCTATCGCTACCTTCGCCTGTTGGCGCCGACCGACGAAGAAATCGCCGCGGGTGCAAAGTTCCCGGCGGGGTATGTGCACTTACCACGCGGCAGCGATGCCGAATGGATCAAGCAGCTCGTCGCCGAGCAGTTGGTGACGATCAAGACCAAGCGCGGGTTTCAGCGGCTCGAATGGCAGAAGTTGCGCGAACGCAATGAGGCGCTCGACTGCCGTGTCTATGCGCGTGCCGCGGCCTGGATCGCCGGCGCCGATCGGTGGACTGAGGCCATGTGGCGTAACCTCGAGCAGCAGGTCGGAGTCTCGGCAGAAGAGGATGTGGTCCGGCCGGTCGAGACCGCAGCATCGGCTGAAAACATTGCTGGCGTGATCCGGCGCGGGCCGAAGCGCCATGGCCGCCGGGTGTTCCGGTCGAGCTATATGAGTTGAACCCATGACCCTCGAAGAGATGACCGCGCAGCGCGATGCGCTGCTCGCCGCGCGTTTCCGCGGCGTGCGCACGGTCGAGATCGACGGCCGGCGCGTTACCTATGCCACCGACACTGAGATGGCGGCCGCTATCACCGATCTCGAACGTCGGATCGCCACAGCCGGTGAAGGGGGTCGGCGCCGCCGGATCCTGACTTCTGCTTCGAAAGGACTCTGACCTCGTGCTTGCATCGATGAAGCAGTTCCGACGCCGCGTCGGCGCGTTCATCGGTGGGTTTGAAGCGGGGCTTGCGAACCGTCGGCTCAAAGGGTTCCAGCCGAGCCGGGCACATCTCAACACGCTGATCGCGGCGGCAGGGCCCGATATTACCGCCCGCGCCCGCTGGCTCGTTCGCAACAACGGCTATGCCGCCAATGCCATCGAGAGCTGGGCCGGCAACGTGGTCGGCGCCGGTATCAAACCGTCGTCGCTGATCGCGGATTCTGCACTCAAGGCAAGGGTGCAGAAACTCTGGCTCGATTGGACCGACGAGGCCGACGCCGAAGGCTTCACGGATTTCTATGGGTTGCAACGCCGCGCCGCGCGCGAGGTGTTTATCGCCGGCGAGGTGTTCTTCCGGTTTCGGCCGCGCCGGCCGCAGGATGGGCTGACGGTCCCGCTGCAGCTGCAGATGCTGCCTTCGGAGATGCTGCCGTTGAACCGGAATGAAGTCTCGCCCGGCGGAAACGTCATCCGGCAGGGGATCGAATTCGATGCGATCGGGCGCCGCGTAGCCTACCATTTCCTGCGCCGACACCCAGGCGACATGACCGACCCCGGCCTTGCCGGCGACATCGTGCGCATCCCGGCGTCCGAGATTGTGCACGTCATTGACCCGGTCGATGCCGGTCAGCTGCGTGGAATTTCGCGCTTCGCGGCCGGCATTGTGAAGCTGTTCCTGCTCGACCAGTACGACGATGCCGAGCTCGATCGGAAGAAGGTCGCGGCGATGCACGCGCTCTTTATCACGACGCCGGCGCCGGCCGAGCCGCTCGATGCGGCGGAGGGTCGCGACGAGAACGACGAGCGCACGCTCGACCTGCAGCCGGGCCAGATCACCATGCTGGAGCCCGGCGAAGAGGTGCAAACCTCGGCACCGGCGGATTCAGGGCAGACTTACGAGCCGTTCCAGTACCGCACGCTTCTGCAAGTGTCGGCCGCGCTTGGCGTGCCTTATGCGTATCTATCGAACGACATGCTCAAGGCAAACTACTCGAACTCCCGCCTGGCGCTGCTGGAGTTCCGCCGGCGCATCGAAGCCTACCAGCACGCCGTAATCGTCTGGCAGCTGTGCCGCCAGGTCTGGGCGCGCTGGATGGACACCGCGGTGGTCGCGGGCGCGCTTGATCTGCCGGACTACGACCAACGCCGTCGTGAGTACCTGGCCTGCGGCTGGCTGCCGCCAAAGTGGGATTGGGTTGATCCTCTGAAGGATGCGCGTGCCGAAATCGAACAGATCGATGCCGGGCTCAAGAGCCGCACGCAGGCGCTGGCCGAGCGTGGCTACGACGCCGAGCAGGTCGACGCCGAGATTGCGGCTGACAAGGCACGGGAGGAATTGCTTGGTCTGACCTTTGGATCGGCCGCGCCCCCGAATGCGGCGCAAGCGTCGAGCGACCCCGGTGCAACGGCCGACGCCACTGCGGCTTGAATTTAAACGACAACGGTATCCCCAAATGATTGACCTGCCCCATGTCGCATCCCGCGTGTTCGGGACGCCGCTGATGATCGCGCGCGGGAAGCTTGAAGTGATCCTTGGCGTGCTGGCGCCGCGGCTCGCCGGGATCGCATTGGAACCGGTCAATACGGCAACGGATCCAGCGCTGCTGACCTCGATCACCGGAGAGAGAATTGCGGTGGTGTCGGTGACCGGCACGCTGGTCAGCCGCTCGAGCTATCTCGATGCCGCGAGTGGCCTGCTGTCTTACGGCGAGATCGGTGATGCCATTGCCTCGGCCATGGACGACTCTTCGGTGCGCGGCGTCATTCTCGATGTTGACTCGCCAGGCGGCGAGGTCGGCGGCCTGTTTGATCTGGTGGAGCGCATCGGCGCGATCAAATCTGCGAGCGGCAAGCCGCTCTGGGCGGCTGCAAACGAAAGCGCGCTGTCGGCGGCCTATGCCATCGCGAGCATCGCCGATCGTCTCTACGTGACGCGGACTGGCGAGGTCGGATCGGTCGGCGTGGTCGCAGTTCATGTCGACGAAAGCGGGGCCGATGCAAAAGCAGGCCTGGCTTGGACATTCGTGTTCGCGGGCGAAAGCAAGATCGATGGCAATGCCCACGAGCCGCTCTCCGCGCGTGCCCGCGCCACGATCCAAGCCGACGTCGATCATCTCTACGCGCAACTGTGCGGGCTCGTGGCCAGCAACCGCCGCCTGACCAACGAGGCCGTGCGTGGAACGAACGCTGCCGTCTATCGCGGCGAGCTTGCGATCCGCGTTGGCCTCGCCGACCGCGTGGGAACGCTGGATCAGGCGATTGCCGAGATGGCAACCGAGTTTGACCGGGAAGCATCGCCTGCGCGCATTATCATCAACCCGACACCGAAGAGGAGCACGTCCATGGCGACGAACAAGACCGAACGGATTGAGCACGACGCAAGCGAGCCGCAACGGTCGCTCGCGTTGGAGGTAGCGCCGCTGGCGCCACCTTGCGAACCGGCCCGTCCACCCATTCAGGCGCCTGCGCCGATCCAGGCGCCGGAATCGGAGCCCGCGGCCGAACCCGTGAACGACCCCGGCACGGCGGACAAGCTGCGGGCGGAATATGCCGACATCGCTGCGCTTGCTGCTCAGGCCGCCCGGCTCGGCGTCACGGTCGATGCTGCGGATGCCATGGCTAAGGGCATCTCGGCTAATGAGCTCCGCCGTTCCGTACTCGATGCGCTTGCCGCGCGCGCCGAGGCAACAAGCGTCATCGCAGCGGCCCCATCCACACCTGTCGCGGGCGACAGCCCGATCGTGCGGCGTGCCAAGGAACGCGCCGCGGCGGCGCGCGCCTGATCACTCGAAGGAGCACAAGATATGACTACGCTGACGATGTCGCCGACGCTCGGCGACCTGCTTAAGTTTGAACTCAACGCAAACTATTGCCGCGAGACCGTGACGCTCAAATCAGGCGCGAACTACGCGCTTGGTTCGGTGCTGGGCCAAATCACCGCCTCCGGCAAATACCGGCTTTCGCCGGCCGCCGAAGTCACCGGCGATGAAGGCGCGGAGGTCGCCGTCGCAGTGCTGATCGAGGCGGTGGACGCAACCAACGCCGACAAGACCGGCCTTGTGGTCGCGCGCGGCCCCGCGATCGTGTCCAAGGCGGCCCTCGTCTTTGATGATTCGATCGACGACGGAGACAAAGCGGCGGCAAAAAACGTTCAGCTTGCCAGTGCCGGGATCGTTCCGCGCGTCACCGCCTGATCCGGCCGTCCATCAACCCCATACGCCACACCGGGCTTCGACGAATCACCGTCGGGGCCCGAACCATTTAAGGAACTCCCATGGCATCCATGATCAATCCCTTCGACGCGGGCGGCTACTCGCTCGCCGAGATGACCTCGGCCATCAACATCCTGCCCAACGTCTACACGCGGCTGGGCGAGATGGGCCTGTTTCGCTTCGAGGGCATCACCCAGCGAAGCGTCATTATCGAGCAGGCCGAAGGCGTGCTGAACCTCTTGCCGACTGTGCCGCTCGGCGGGCCGGCAACGGTCGCCAACCGAGACACGCGCTCGACCCGCTCCTTCACCGTGCCCTGGATTCCGCACGACGACGTCATCACGCCACAGGATATTCAGGGTGTCCGAGGCTTCGGCGTTGCCGACGCGGCCGACCCACTCGCCACGGTCATGGAGCGTAAGATCACGCGCATGCGGGCCAAGCACGCGCAGACCCGGGAATACATGGAAATCAATGCGCTGCGCGGCGTCGTCAAGGATGGCGCCGGCGTCGAGCTCTACGACTATTTCGACGAGTTTGGCCTCGCCCAGCAGTCGGTCGACTTCGTGCTCGGGACCGCCGGCACCAATATCCAGGCCAAGTGTCGGGAGGTGCTGCGCGACCTCGAGACCGAGCTTAAGGGCGAGACTATGAACGGCGTGCTCGCGCTGGTGAGCCCCGGTTTCTTCGACAAGTTGATCGGCCATTCCAAGGTGGAAGATGCCTACAAATATTTCTCCTCGACCGGCGCCCAGCCGCTGCGCGAAGACACCCGCCGTCGGTTCCCGTTCTCCGGCATCGTGTTCGAGGAATACTATGCGACGGTGACGCTTTCGACCGGAGCGACCGAGACGCTGATCCCGGCGAACGAGGGCATCGCTTTCCCGCTCGGCACCATGGATACATTCGTCACTTACGGCGCGCCGGCGAACCTGATCGAGACCGTCAACACCATGGGGTTGCCGATCTACGCCCGGCAGATTGCGCGGCCGGACGGCAGCGCCATCGATGTGAAGACCGAGGCATCTCCGCTGCCCGTCAACAAGCGGCCGCGCCTCGCGGTCAAAATTCTGACCAGCAACTAAGCGGCGCAATGATCGACTTCGATGCGCTGGTGTTCGGGCCGGTCTACAGCACGTTCGGGCAGTCGTCCGTGCTCACGATCGGTTCGTCGAGCTACGACGTTGTCGTGATCGACAACACCAAGGGCGTCACCGTCGACGAAGCCGGCGTGATCGGTGTGCAGACCATTCGCCCGGCGGTTGACGTGCGCCGCAGCGCGCTCGTCGGCCTCGGCATTGCCTTTGGCGATCTCGTCGATGCCGAGGTCGCATTCAACGGCGCGACCTGGCGCATCAAGAGCTTCCTCGACAACGGCGATGAGCTCCGCCTTATCCTGATGCAGGGATCTTGATGGACAAGCGCGAGGATATCCTGGCGCGGCTTCTCCAGGTGGCGGCCAGCGTCCCGGGCGTTGCCATGGCTGTGCGCAACCAGGACGAGATCAGCGAGCGGTCGCGGCCTGCCATCGTAGTGTTCGACGCCGACGAGTCGGCCGATGAAGCCGCCGAACGCCAGGACCATCCAGGGCGTGCGCCCAACCTCGTGGCGATGACGCCCGAGGTGCTGGTCCTGCTGAGCGCCTCGCCCGAGAGCATCGGTTCCGCGCTCAATGCGCTGCGTGCCAAGCTGGTCAAGGCCGTGCTCACGGACTCGCAATTAATTGCGCTCACCGGTGCCAACGGCCGTGTTCGCTATGCCGGCTGCTCGACCCATCTCGGCCATGGTCGCTCCATGGAAGGCTCCATGGGCGTTCAGTTCACCTTCGCCTACGTGCTGCGCCCCGAGCAGCTCTAATCCCATCCTGATGGAGGCACGCAATGCCCGTTTCCCCCTCGACCGATAACTACTACGTCGGCAAAGGCAAGATCAGCTTCAAGGCCGTCGGCGAAACGACGTTCCGCGACGTCGGCAACGTCAGCTCGCTCGAAACCGCGCCGAACATCACGACGCTCGAGCACTTCTCCTCCCGGGAGGGCGTCAAGAAGAAGGACATGGAAGTGGTCACTGAGAAGAAGATGACTGTGACCATGGTTATGGACGAGTGGACCGCCGACAACCTCGCCATGATGCTGCTTGGCGACATCAGCACCGACACCGATGGCAACAAGGTGATCGATATCTTCTCGCGCAACATCTTCGAGGGCGAGCTCAAGTACGAGGGCACCAACGAGATCGGCTCGCAGATGGACATCGATCTGTTCCGGGTCGTGTTCAAGCCCGGCAAGTCACTCAATCCGATCTCGGACGAGTGGGGCAACATCGAAGTCGAGGGCGAGGCGCTTGCCAATGATCTGGGGAAGTTCGGCAACTGGACGGTGCGTGAGCAGGCAGTGGGCCCCTGAACGAGACTTTTGCGCCTAATCCGTGCAGCTATTGCTCGATTAGCAACTGTCTCTGGAGTTCTTCCCAGAGATCCTGAACTACAGGATCGTCAATTCCTGAAGCGCGCAGGTGGTGAGCTATATCTCGTACATACTCTACGCCGGAACCTCTAGTGCCACGCGCCTTGATCGCCATCGCGGCAATCTTGGAGAGGGTGTTCTCTCGTATAAGATTCCGCCCTTCATACATGGGAACAAGAGCAATCACTTTCTGTTCGTCCTCTAGGGTCACCAATTGGTCCCTCAAGGGAAACGTTTGACCCTCGCGTTCACGCAGCTCCTTGAGGACCTCTGGCCGCCTATTTTCCGAAAATTCAAATGCAATGCCTCGACAGGATCCATTCGAAGATACGATCCGGAGTGTCGGAGCTGGATTGTTCTTAGTCCCGCGGCTTTCAATAGATGCCTTGTCGAACGCCCGGCTGAATCCAAATAAAGTGGCATGGACACGGCGCGCGCATTTGTGCGGCTTCTCCCACCCGTCATTCATCAATGATCCATAAGCGAAAACCCACATACATAGCCTCACTTGGTTAGTTCAATTTAACACCGTAGCCCTCACCATCGTTGTTCCACTCTAGCCTCAAAAGGATCTTTATGGTCGGACTGATCGACATCGCGCCCAAGATCGAGACCGTCGATGTGCAAGGCGCGTCCGTAACCGTGCACGGCATCTCGGCAAAGGGTGTGGCGCACCTGCTCGGCCGCTTTCCCGAGTTACGCATGTTGATGACCGGGCAGGACGTTGAGGCCTCGCAACTGATGGCGATGGGCGGCGACGCGGTCGCGTCCATCATTTCGGCCGGCTGCGGCTATCCCGGCGATGAGAAGGCAGAAGCGGTGGCAAGCAAGCTTTCGATTGACGCCCAGGCCGATCTTCTTACCGCGATCCTGCGCCTCACACTGCCGGTGGGCCTCGGCCCTTTCGTCGAGAAGCTGACGGCGGTCGGGCATCTGCTCGACGCCGCTCCATCCGTTTCGGTGCCGGCTTCGAAATCGCCGAAGCCATCGACGCGCTGATCGCCGCCAATTATCCACGCGCCGAGGTCTGGGCGATGACGCCGCGCGAGATCGCGGGCTCGCTGTATTTCGCGGAACGGAGAAGGAAACGCGAGGCGGCTGAGCAGCTGGCGCTCGATGCGCTCGCCGCCCGCGGCGAACCCCGCGTCCTCAAGCGCCAGATCGAGCGCCTGCAGAGGGACTAAAGCGATGTCGGTGCGCCTGACACTGTCGGCGGTCGCCGGCGCGTTCTTCCGCGCGCTGACCGAAGGCGAGAAGCCGATGGCGCGGGCAGCGACTGCTGCAGTGCGTGAGGCGGCGGATCTCGCTAAGGCGGGGGGCCGCGCCAGCATCGCCTCCGCTGGCTTCAGCCGCAAATGGCAGAACGCGTTGCAAGCCAAGGTCTACCCGCGCGGCCGCGACAGCATGCGCGCGGCGGCGCTGATCTACCACAAGGTGCCCTATGCGCAGGTGTTCGAGCAGGGCGCCATCATCCACGGCAAGCCGCTGCTCTGGCTGCCGCTGCCGAACGCACCGTTCGGATCAGGCGGCAAACGCATTCCGCCATCGAAGTTCCGCGAGTTGGTTGGCTCGCCGCTCTATACCATCCGTCGGCCAGGCAAGCCGCTGATGCTCGGCGCCCCTGTGCGCATGACAAACGCGCGCGCCGGCAAGAGCATTTCACTGAGCCTGCTGCGCCGTGGCCGCAATCCCGGCGGCAGGGGCACCGTGCAGCTCGTGCCGCTCTATGTTGGCATCGACGCAGCCAATATTACGAAGCGTTTTGCCATCATCGACGCCATCGAGCGCGCGGCGGCGAGGCTGCCCGAGCTCTATCTGAAGCACTTCAGGGACGACTGACATGGCCCGCCCGACCATCTCCCAGCGCATCGCGCTTGAGGGTGGTGACCAGATCAAGCGCGCGCTCGCCGATCTCGGCAAGGCCGGCGAGGACGCCTTCGCGCAGCTGCAAAGGGCCGGTGAGAAGGTCAATCTCAGCGGCCCGGTCAGCGCACTCGAAGCGTCGACCAAGCGCGCTGGTGCCACCGTCGACGAACTGCGGCAGCGCATGACCGGCGCTGGCGGGGCCGCGGCACAGAGCGGAGCGGGCTTTGCCCAGTTCGGCGGCGCGGTCCAGACGACCCAGCAGCGGCTGGTCGCTGCCGTCAATGTCGGTGCACGGGTTGGCCTCGCTTTGCAGGGCGTCGGCACGGCGTTTTCCGGGGCATTCGGCAAGGTGCGCGAGTTTGGCGACGGTGTGACGGGCGTGCTGCAGTCCATGGGCTCGACGGTGCTCAAGTCCGCCGCCGCGTTGACCGCGGTGCCGGCGGCCTTTTTTGCCATCGCCACCTCTGCCGCCAATGCCGCGTCCCAGATCAAGGAAGCCTCGATCGCGGCCGGCACCTCGCCGCAGGAATACCAGAAGCTCACCATCGCGGCCGAGCAAATGGGCGGCAGTGAAGAAAAACTGGTTCTGGCGCTGTCGGCCATCAACGAAAAGGTGCAGGAGCAGTCGCAGAACTTCTTTGGCAATCAACAGCGTTTGGAGGATTTGCGCACGGCCATGCTCAGTGGTGGTTTTGCCGGCCGGCAGGCTGCCGACGATTTTGAGAAGCTCCGGCGCGAGATGGAGCTGTTCGGGCCGAGCGGCCAGCGCGGTGGGCAGTCCATCATCGACGTCGACAAGGCTCTTAAAAGTCTCGGCCCCAGCAACCGTGACGCCATCGAACGGCTGAAGGGGTTTGCCGACGAGATCGGCGCGCTGTCGAACCCGGCCGAACGCTCGGCCCGCGTGGTCGAGATCTTCGGCCGGCGCCTCGGCCCCCAGCTGGTCGAACTTCTCAGCGGCGGCCGCAAGGCGATCGAGGACATCGGCAAACGGGCTGAGGGCCTCGGCCTGATCATGTCCAATACCGAGTTCAAGGTCGCCAAGGACATGAACGATGCCCTGGCACTCATGCGCCGCAGTATTGGCGCGACCAAGAACTCTATCGGCCTCCTGTTTGCGCCCGCAATTATCGATGCGGCCGAACTGTTCACCGCGGCCATTGCCCGCAACCGCACCGACCTGATCCTGTGGGCGGGCGACATCGCGGCCAAAGTGCGTCCGGTGCTGCTCGACCTGGTGCGCGCATTGACTGGAGACACCGAAGCAATCACGACCGGCTGGATCCTGACCGCCCGCCAACTTATCGTCGATCTCGGCGTGGCCATCGCTAACGTCACCCAGACCGTCATCGTTCCGGCATTTCAGGCCTTCGTCGTTATCCTGCAGACCGTGGCCGAGACCATCAACGGTATCTTCGGCACCAAGCTGACGGCCGCCGACATCGGCGTCGTTCTGCTGCTCGCCAAGATGGTGGGTGCCTTCACGCTTCTTGCCGGAGTGCTGCGGCTCGCTGGCGGCGCGTTTGGCGCGCTGCGTGGTACGTTCGCGATCCTGGCCGGCGCGGGCAATGTTCTGCTCATCGCGATGCAAGCGCTTGGTGGCGTCTTCGGCATCATCCGCGTCGCGGTCGTTAGCCTGATCGCTACCTTCGGCGCGGTGCCGATCGCCATTGCCGCCATCGGCGCAGCGATCGGGTTTCTGGCCGTGCGGCTGGTACAGGCCGTCGACTGGTCGGCTTTCGCCGAGCGCGCCCGCGCGGCCCTCGTTGCAATCCTGGGATTCGTCGCCGGCCTCGGAGCAGCCATCGGCGGTCAATTCCAAGCGCTTCTGCAAGCCGGCGGCACGCTGTGGAACGGCATTCTGGCAGCGGCACAGACCACCTTTCTTGGCATTGTCGCCGGTGCGGCAGCAGCCTGGATGGCCATGCAGTCGGTATGGCAAAGCGGTGCTGTGGCGCTTACCGCCCTGTGGAACGTGGTCGCAACCGCGGCCCGCTCCGCCCTCGATCAGATAATGGCGGGCGCAGCGGCGTTCTGGGTCCAGGTTCTGGCCCTCTGGCAGGCCGGGGTCGACGCCATCGGCCTGCTTTGGGAGACGCTCAAATCAAGCGCGCAAGCGGCATGGCAGGCCGTCACCGATGGCGTTAGCGGCGCCTGGAGCAGCATTAGCTCGCAGTGGAGCGCCGGCGTCGACCAGTTGATCGGGCTCCTGACTCGATTGAAGGAGTTTGCGCTCGGCGTCTGGAACGCCATTGCCTCGGCGGCACAACAGGCGTTCGGCACCGAGCAGCAGGCTGCGGCCGGCGCCGGAGGTTTTGCTCGTGGCGGCCCAGTGTTCGGCCAGGGCTCGGCCACCAGCGACTCCGTCCCGGCCTGGCTCTCCAACGGCGAGTTTGTGATCCGCGCTGCCGCAGTACGCAAATACGGTCTGTCGCTGTTCAGTGCGCTCAACCGCATGCGGCTCGATCCCGGCGCGTTCCAACGGTTTGCCGAGGGCGGTCTTGTCCGTTCACTGCAAGTGCTGATGCCTCAGCCGCTGAGTTTTGCCGACGGCGGTCTGGTGCCGCAGCCAGCGTCAACCGCCTCGCTGCGACCGATCAATCTGACCATCGGCGCCGACAGCTTCGCGGGGCTGCTCGCGCCCGAAGACGTCGCACGAAAGCTGATGCAGGTCGCGGTAGGAAAGCAGATCCGCAGCGCCGGCCGGCGACCCGGCTACTACGGCAGCGGTCGTTGAGATGAGCACATTGCTCACCCTTACCGGTGTCGGGGTCCCGCCGTACTCGGCTCGCGGCCTGACGCAGACGCTCGAGCCGATCGAGGCTTCGGTGCAGCTGCGGCGCACCGTCAACGGCGCGCTGGCTGATCTGAGTGACGCACCGTTCCGAAAGTACAAGAGCACGATCTCTTGCCAGGACCAGCAGCCGCCTGCGGTCGACGGGGTGTGGCCTGGGCAGATCATCACGGTGGAGTGCGTGGTTGAGCTTAGCTTTGTCACTGCCGGCGGCTCGCCGGCGCGGCTCGCCGTAGCGGATTCCGAACGTGTCGACGGCGACTTCACGGTCTACCGCCCGATCCTCACCATGCGGGTGACCGGCTTCTCGGTGACGCGCGATGAATATGGCGGAGCCGTGAGCTGGCAGTTGCAGCTGGAAGAAGTCTGATGCCGGGACCGTTCTACTTTGCCTGGACCGACGCCGAAACTGCGTTCGGGCCCGAGCACAGGATCGAAGATGAGGAGGTGTTTTCGTTTCGGGTCGAGCATGCCGAGGGCGAGTTTGCGAGCCTGTCCATCGATATCAAGAATCCGCGCATAGGCCTGTTGGCGCCGTCGCGCCGCGTCTGGGCTTGGCTGTCTTGGCAGAATGGCGTCGATCTCGTCCCGCTGTTTTACGGTCGGTTGGTCGCCGTTCCGACCGACCTCAATCAGGAATTGGTGACGCTGGTGTTCACGGCGCGCCCGGCCAATTTCGTCTCGCGCAAAGCGGCGAAGGCGGAATCGTTGAAGGTGCGGCCCTATTACGATCCGATCTGGATCAATCCCCAATCGCTCGATGATCCTGACACCGTTCTTGAGGCACGTTCGGCGCTCTGGTCGATTGATCGCGTCACCCACGAGGTCGATATTTCTGATGTCCTGGTCGGAGAGGATGGCATCGAGGATTTTCAGCCGGGCGACGTACCCTACGACTCGGTTAAGATTAATCTCGGCGAGCCGCCGCTGCGGAGCGTTTCCGTCGACGCTGCGATCAATTGGACGCAAAGCTCATCGGGCACGTTGCAATTCGGCCTTAACGTTGCGACCTACACCGGGCAATCGCTGATTTCGGGGTGGCCGAAGCCGGGCGCGAGCCTCAGCGGCGGGTGGACGGTTGTTGCCGCCTCGGCTCGCGATCTCAACGATGTCGATAACGTCGATACGGTCAATTGCACCGTCAATTGGCAAAACCAGGAGAAAAAGCACGCCACCGGCGACACGATGTCGGTCAGTATTTCAAGCTCGGTGCCGATCATGCGCGGCCCGTACCTTTACACGGACCTGATGCGGAAATTCCAGACCGGCGTCCTCGACGAAGGTGGTCCGGACAGCGATCCGATCAATATCCCCGCGACGCAGGAAAGTACCGGCCTTTATGTGCCGCTCTGGCAGGTCCAGGCGAGCATGACGCTGAAATACGAGGCCAATCGGCCGCGCAAAGAGCACGCGCGGTTTACGCTTTCGACCGACGTGCAGGACATCGTCACGCTGGCCGAGGATGCCGATGTTCTGGCGATCACGCTGGACTCACAGGATGTTGGCTCAAGTGTAGCCGGCGGCCCGCCGCCCATCAGCTCCCTTGGCCGGCGCTCGTATCTCCCCACAGATCGCGGTCTGTGGAGCCTCGAATATCTGATTGCGCTTGCCCGCGCGAATTTGTTGATCCGTTCGCGTGCCGTCGAGATCACATTCGACTGTACCTTTGAGCGCGCCGTCGCGCTGTCTTGTCGCAAGAACGCGCGAGTGTTCGACGACCACCTGCCGGGTGGGCAAGCTCTTGGCAAGATCATCGACTACAATTTCGGCGTCGATGGCTCGACTGGCCTTGCTATCGGATCGGTGACTATCGGTTGTGCCATCGGCTATGGCGGGGCGATTGAAGATCAGCCCGGCGAGCCGACTTACGCGGAACCCGGCTATATGGCGGCCGGCTATCAGGCCTATTTCAACCGCGAGATCGCCTTGCCGGCGAGCGATGTGCGCTACGCGCCGCCGATCGACGCGCCCAATGATGACGGGCTGGTGTTCCCGCTGTCGAAGCGCCAAGCGACGGTGCGCGAGCAAGTTCACGGCTCGGCCGACGCGCAAGCGGACGCAATCCGCGCCTCGTTCCCGATCGATGTGGAAGTCAACAACGCGCAGCCGCGCAACGTAAACGATCAAAACCGCATCGCGGCGTTGCAATCGCAAACCACGACCGAAATTCTGAAAGGTAATTCGGTCTGGTACGACCTCGAATTAAAACCCGTCGCTGGCATGTCATTCGAGACGGCATACAACATCGCTGTGTCGGAATTGAAGGTGCCGAAGATGATCAATCTTGAGGCTGCGTCGTCATGACCAGTCTTGAGCGCATCGTTCGCCCGTTTCAGTCAAAGGACGTGACGCCGCCACAGCGGATTTTCAATTCCAGCGAGACGCCGGTCGACAATGTTCTGGTTCAGTGCGGGCAAGCCGGATCGACCAAGACATTCAATTCGAGCCACAGCAGCACGGTCACGTCCTACGTCGAAAACAAGCATCGTGAATTGAGCCGCGACACACACGTCAAGCGGATCACCAATCCGGACGACGACACGCAATATGTCGATGTCGAGCTGATCAACAAGCTCAAGACATCAGGTGCCAACGGCCAAGAGACGACATTCAGCTACAAGAACAAGAGCAATGGCGCTTGATCCCCCATGGCGCCTCGATCCGCACGAGAAGATTATCGGGGTCGGCTGGGCCGGGGCGCGCATCGCGACGCTGGTTCTTTCAATCGACTATGTTGGCGGCAACCAATTCGGCGACACGCCTGCATTGAGCGGACTGCCATTCGGCACCACGTTCAACTTGTTGACGCGCATCGGCGCGCCGGATGGCACGCCTATCGTCAATCCGTTTTCGTCCGCCATGCTGGCGCGCGAATATATGTGGAGCCGACCGCCCTGGTCCGGCCAGCATTCGGAAAGTCAGACCTATCAGGCGACTGTCGTCGACGAGGCGATCTGGAATGGTTGGGCCTATGGCGGCGGCTCGCCGCTCGGCGGGGTGCGTGTCCCCTACCATGACGGCGTGCCCGATCAGGACGTGCTGCAACAGGCAATCGACGGCTGGGTCGAGGGCTATGGCATCTCCGCCGACCAGATCTATTGGATCATCTGGGAGATCACCGCCTCGCACACCGAAAGTCAGACGATTTCAACTTATTTTTCCACAGCGCATGCAATCGTCTTCTTCAATCTCAGCAAGATCAAAAAACTACTCAGCCCGGCTCGGCCGCTGACGTTCGAGATCGCGACGGCCGGCGCATCAAGCAGCACCACCTACCGATGGGCGCTTGGCGTCGGCACCTGGAAGGGCAAGCGCGATTTCTCGTCGGACGATCAATGCAATCCGACATGGACCGGCGTGCCGATTGGCGCTGGCACCACCCAAAGCCCGAATGTCCCTGAGTCCTCGATGCCGGCTTGCATCAGTCATTTCGCAATCGATCTCGACACCCTTGAGGTCACCGCCGAACGCCTGCCCTAGAGGATGTGAATGGTCTCCCTGAAATACCGCACCGACGACAATGCCCAATGGGGCGCCGGCCTTGGTCGCGATCTCCAACCTGGGGAAGTCGACCAGAATTTCTACGACGTCGAACAGCGGCTGGAGGCGGTCGAACAAAATCCGGTCCTGCCCAACGAGATCGAATCGATCAGCGTTGACGGCAACCGGATGATGATCACGATGGCCGATCACACCGTGTTCGGTCCCTTGATCCTGCCGCAAGCCGCCTTCCGCTTTACCGGTGTGTTTGCGCCCAACCACAATTACCGGCTCTACGATTTCCTGGTCGCGAATGACGGCCTCTACTTGGTGCTGCACGATTTCACCTCGGGCGGCAGCTTCGTGTTCGGCGCTGACGCCCAAGGTCCCTTCTATCAGCTCGTTATGCCGTTCCCGAGCGGTTACGACATCGGGTTCTTTTTCCCAGGCGCGCCCGGCTTCGGCATTGCCGACGGCGCCGCGATGTTCGCGTTCCGCACTTCGGCCCGCACGCCGTTTTATTTGCCGGCGGGCTTGAACGACTCGTCCGTTGGGCTTGCCATCGCGCCTACCGCCGCCCTGTCTTGCGCGATCTATCAGGACGCGACCCAGATCGGCACGCTTGATTTCGCTGCGAGCAGCACAGCCGGGACGTTCGCTTTCGACCAGGCAATCCAGTTCAACGCCGGCAATACGCTGCGCGTTATGCGCCCCGTGGCGCTTGATGATACCGCGCTCGATCTGAGCGTGCTTTTCGCAGGCGTGAAAGGGACGCTGTAAAATGGCGACCCCGCTCGTAGCGGTCGCCTGGGGCGGCGCTGATAATCCGCGCGGCGCCTGGTCGGCCAACGACGCGGCAAGCTGGGCGACCGTAAATCTTCCGACTTTCTCCAACGGCAGCGGGGCAAGCTGGTCGGGCTTGGCCTATTCGCCCACGCTCGGAATGTTCGTCGCCATCGCCAGCGGCGGCGACAATAATAACAATGCGGTCGCGCGTTCGACCGACAACGGCCATAGCTGGACCGGGACCGCCGTCCCGAACCCCAACTCCTGGACGATGAACGGCATCTGTTGGGCCGGCACCCTCGCCCTGTTCGTCATCGTCACCTCGGCCGGGCCGATCACCAGCACGCGCGTTCTGACATCGCCGGACGGCATCAATTGGACCGCGCACACGCTCCCGGTGACCGGCGTTGCGCTGAATTCGGTCTGTTGGTCGTCCGATTTGGGCCTGCTGGTCGCGGTGGGCGACAACAACGCGGTCTACACGTCGCCGGACGCGGTCACTTGGAGCCAGCGCACCGGGCCGACCAATAGTAAGAACTGGCGCTTCATCGTCTGGGCCGGCGGCGCCATTCAAAAATTCTGCATGATCGCTGGCAACGCCGGCGGCAATAACGACTACGCCTATTGCAGCGATCCGACATCGGCGGCGTGGTCGCAAAAGGACCTGACCGGCTCGGCCTACGATTGGCAGGCCATCGCCTATTCGTCCGGGCTGGACATGCTGATGGTGGTCGGTGGCAATACCGGCGTCACCGCGCGCTCCACCGATGGCGTCAATTACACGCAAGTTTCCAGCGGCCTTGGCGGCACGCGCTTTGATCAAGCCTGCTGGTCCGATGCAGGTCTTTGGATCCTCATCGGCGCGAATACCCTCTACACGTCGCCGAATGGCGTATCCTGGACGGCCGGCACGCCGCCATCGACGCTAAGCTGGCATCGTATGGCGGCGGCGAATGCGCTGCCGATCGCCGGCAATCTGCGGGTCGACCTTTCCGATAGCGCCGCGCTCGCGGTCAATTCGCGCGTGCCCATCCCGCCCGGCGCTCATTTCTATTGGCGCGTCTATGTCGAGGCCAACCAAGGCGATTCCTACACGTCCATCGGCGAAGTCTATATGCGCGCCGCCCCAGGCGGCGCCGATCTATGCGCGGGCGGCACCGCGCTCGAAAGCGGCCATAGCGGCTCTGATGCCGCGGCGAACGCTTTCAATCGCACCGAGGGCAATCGCTGGGCCACGGTCGGCTCGTCCGGCGTCTGGGTCGGCTATTGTTTCCCGATCCGCCAGAACATCGTCGAATTCGCGCTCAAGGCCGATACCTCGTATCTGACGCAGGTCCCCAAGCGGTTCTGGCTCGAATGCTCGGACGATGGCGTCGCCTGGCGCACGACAATCGGCGCCATCAACGAAACCGGCTGGAGTAATCTTCAAACCCGCACCTTCACCAAGCCGGCGCTGGTTGCCGGCGCGGCCGAAACCTGGGCCGTGCGGTGCCTCGACAAGATGTCGACCGGGGCGTTTGGTAGCGCCGACTACGTCGAAATCCAGGAGCTTGAATTCCGCGGCGCCAACGGCGTCGATCTGACCGATGCCGGCGGCGGCACGGCCATCGAGTCGTCGCACAATTCGAGCTACGTGGCGGCCAACGCCTTCGACAATAATTCCGGCACGCGCTGGCAGGCCGGGGCAAACGGCAAGCAATATGTTGGATATACGTTCCCGTCCGCGGTTGCGCCCGCCGTCCTTACCGTGCGGGCGCAAGACACGTACGAATACAATCTGGCGCCGCTGAATTTCGACGTTCTGATTTCGCACGATGGCGAGGTGTTTGGCGCGGTCTTGAACGTGCCGACGCTGCCGGCCTGGACGCAAAATCTCCAGCGCGCGTTTGATCTCGCTGGCGACGGCACGCCGCTTGGCCCCTATATCGACGGGCAAGCCAACGCGAATTTCTCCGGTACCGCGGCGGGCAATGTCTCGCTGACGACCTCGCAGCCAGACGATATCATCGTCGCGATCGTCCATACCGAGACGACCGGCACGAACGG